AGTCGGACGCGGATCGTCCACGTCCGATCGGGCGGCACCCACAACTGCGCCGACGCTTCGGTCCACACGCCCTGCGGTGTCGCGACGTCGATCGGGTAAAAATCGAAATCCTGGACGGCGCCACCCTCGAGTCCTTCGACGAACAGGCCACGCCGGTCGAGCGCATGGTCGTTGAGGGACTGGATGAAGAACCAGCCTCGGAACTCCAGGGCCGTCCCGATGCCCGTGCCCACCTCGGAGAACGATTGTGTGATGAACGCATCTTGCTGCGCCGACACTTCGGAGAGACGGACGCTAGAACCCGCCCTGTAAGAGTTCGTGGAGATGACCGTGACGGCGTCGACGCCGGAGTTCGTCCAGCCGGTCGTGCCGTCCTCGAACGACGGATTGGTGATCCGGTTGGGGCGTTCAGCGTCGACGTTGCGTTTCGCGAGGTAGATCGCCGGTCCCGCACACTCGACCGTGACGGCGCCTTCGCCGCCCGACGCCGTAGCGGGGACGATCGGCCCCCAGAACAGGATGTCTTCGTCGTGGTAGATCTGGAGGTCGGAATGCCACGGATGCAAGTCGTACGTGCCGACCGACGCGAGATCCTTCGGGAACTTCACGACCGCGGTTTCGTGGCGGTTCAGTTCCCAGGTGATCTCCTCCGGTTCCGCGTCAGGGACAAGCGTCGGCGTCCCGTTGTCGGGGTCGGTGCGGTACACCTCGTATGCGGGGGTGGGGGAACCGGCGGGGGCGGTCGCTCGACCCACTTTCGCGGCGAACGACGTCAACTCGATGGTCGCGAGGTCCGCGGTGACGGCGAGCGGTGAGCCGACGGACGGCGTGAGCGGCGCCAGTTCGATGGTCGCGAGGTCCGCGATGAGCAGGGTCGGAGAACTAGAGACCGGTGTGAGCGGCACGACCTCGACGGTGGCGAGGTCCGCGACCAGAGTGACAGGCTGCGCGATCGCTGGCGCGAAGGGAGCGACCTCGATCGTGGCGAGGTCCGCGGTGAGCAGCCGGTCGTCTTGCGCTGCGTAGTGCGCCGCGATGCGCGCTTCGCTCAGGACCGCCGGGTAGACGGCGAGCTCATCGAGCTTCCCGTTCAGCTCGTTGCCGGTACCGGCGTCGTCGGCCGCGGTGAACGGCAGCAAGGTAGCGGTGGTGGAGATCGCTCGGGTGTTCGTCGCGTACGACGCGCCATCGAGCCAGATCGTCCAGGTCCCCGATGAGTAGTTGAAGACCGCGTGATGCCACGCGCCCGTAGAGATCGTTGAGCCGGAGAACTGTGTGATCGTCGCGCCGCCACGGATCTGGAACCCGTTGAACGGCGAGGTGCGCGGGTGGATCGAGAATCGGCATGTCGACGCGGTGATGCCGGTACGCATGGAGACGAACGTCGCGGCCTGCGAGACGTCGACCATGAACCAGAACTCGATCGCGAAGTCGGTCGCTTCGATGATCGCGTCGAACTCGCCGCCCGCGTTCGCGTGTTGTGCTTTACCCGACGAGCCGTCGAAATCGACAGCGCCGTCGTCCTGCCCCGCCAGCAACGCCCCAGCGACGTTCTGCGTGTAGCCGCCCGACAGGGTCAGGTCACGCGAACCGATCTCGTCGGCGAGGGTGGTGCCGGAGTCTTCACCCATCCGCCAGTAGACGGACGGCGAATCGGCGAGGACCTCGTCCGTGTAGCCCACGGCCGGTCAGCCTTGGACGACTTCAGCGAGCCCGGCGGTCGCCCACTGCAACACGAAATCCAGGCCGTTCGTCGCGGTGTCAGTCAGGTCGTACCAGACGTACCACGGCGAGTCGGCGTCGTTCGTGACTTCCCGGTAGACGAGCGCGCCGGTGACTGTTTCGCCACCCGCGAGCGCGGTCCATGTGATGTCGTCCGCGTCGAACAGGCCGCGGTCGTTCGTGTCGTCGAGTGAGACGGTCTGCGACGCCAGCGTCTTGCGGACGTAAGACCCGTCGGTCAACTCATCCACGCTTGTCGCGAGGACGTCGGAGACGAAGTCGAGGTCGGGGTCGGTGACCGCCGCGGCTTTCGTGAGTAGCACCTTGACGACGGCGGCGTCGAGATTCGCTGCGCCGTCGAGCAGGTCGCGCTTCAGCCGGTTCGATACGAGCGTTGCCATCCGGTTCCTCTCAGGTCACCCAGGTCACGGTCGGGTCGAGCGCATGGAACTCGCCGATCACCCCAGCCACCCCACCCGACTGCGCCCGCACAAACTCCAGATCTTCCGACAGCCCGCGTGGACGGCCGGACACCATCCAATGACGGCCGGTCGGCACCCGGCCATGGAGCTCAACGTCGGTGAGGGTGGGAGCCCACGCGGCCGACAGGTCGTTCAGGAGGTCGACGGCGTCGTCGGCGTCGTCACCGACGATCACGTAGTCGACGAGAATCACCCGCGGTCCCGCGTAGTCGCGGGACCCGTACGCGCCCGCTTGGCCTTGGAACACAACATCCGCGGTCTTCGTGGGCGGGACACCCAAGAGGCCGGAGATGCCTTTCGGTCGGATCCGGTAGTCGGTCCCTGCGCCAGTGAGGAGCGCTTGGATCTCGATCTGCCAGTCGGCGGTCAACAGGTCACCGGCGGCCATTAGTGCCGTCCGCCGATACGTGCGAGGCGCATCGCTTGTTTCCGGTTGATCGCGTCGAGCGTCGTCACAGTCGGCGTGTCCGGGGCGACGACGTGGTAGACGGGCGCGAACTTCAACGACTCGGTCTGGCTGTTACTCGTGAACGACGCGGCAGGTGTCGTCGCAGCCATCGGCGCGACCGCTCCCGGCACGACGTAGCCGGATTCGCGCGGTACGAACAGCTCCTCGGCGCCGGCCTTCCCGATGATGTACGCCGACCCCGCCGACACGGGACCGCCACCGTGTCGCCGCGGAGGTTCCTGCGTCACACGGAACCCGCCGAACCGGGTGATCTCATCGCGTGCCGCACGCAACGACTCCAGGCCATTCACCTGGACATTGACATCGGTTGTCTTCTCGCGCGGGATCTCATCCAGCGACGCCATGTAGAGATCCACCGCGATCTTCGCGAGGTCGGACGTGCTCTCAATCTCAGTGCGCCGTTCGGAGGGGATCTCAAGGAGCGCGGCGGCGTAGTCGAGAGCGGCGTCTTCAGACAACCCGGCTTCGGTTGCTTCCTCAACGAGCCGCTTCGCATGGCCAGCGATCACGAACGCTGCGGCTTCTGCGTTGTCGTGTTGCGTGACGTACGCCTCAGCGAGCGCCAACGCCTTCTCGGTGGCCTGGATCATCACGTCGCGGTTCGCGCGGCCCTGCTCGGTGTTGATGTCGAGCGTGTTGCCGTTCTCCGCGATCGCGTCGCGCAGATCCACGAACGCTTCTTCGTACGCAATCAACGCCGATTCGACATCGAGAGTGAAGAACCCTGCGATGATCTGCTGGAACGCTTCGAGTTCATCGACCGTGTCACTGGTCGCTTCGCCCAGGTCACCCATCGCGTCTTCGGTGCCGCCAAGCGCGGCTTGCACGTCCGACTGCACCGAGGCGACTTCGCGGTCGATGCGTTCCTGGTCGACCGTCGCGAGGAACAGTTCACGTCGGGCCGCGGTGACTTCCTTTTCTGCCGCGCCTCCGTGGAGGGCATCCGCGTACGCGGCGCGGGCACGGGTCAGACGCGCCGACACCGTCTCCGACGCGGTCATCTCCTCGTTCAGCTCGCTATGACGGTCCGCGACCTCGCCGAGCTGGCGTTCCAGACGCCGCGCGTCGCGCGTGAGGCGCAGACCCCAATCCGATAGCTGCGAGTGCTTGCTCAGGGAGTCGAACTCGGCGCGGTTCGCTTCGATCTCCGCGCGCATCGACGCGAGCTCCGCCTCAGCTTTGAGTGCCGAATCGCCACCTGACGCGAGCGACTGCGCGAGCGCTTCGATCTTGTCCCGTTCGTTCGCCGCGGTTTGGCCGATGCGAGCGATAGTGAACGCCACGCCAGCGAGGATGGGGGCGAGCGGCCCGGCGGCACGGACGAGACTGGAGGCACCACCAGCGAACGACGTGAGCGCGGACGCGGTGCGGGTTAGGTTCAGCGCGATCAGCGCCGAACGGGTACGGATGACCATCTCCGACAGTCGGAGGAACACGCCGAACGCGATGAGCCCGGCGCCCGCGAGCAGTCCGAGGTAGATGATTGCGGAGCGGATCGGTCCCGGCAGGCTGCCGAACGCTTCTGCGCCGCCAGCGGCGAGATTGACGAGCGGCGCCAACGCGCCGACGAGCTGCTGGATGACGGGGATGAGGGCGTCGCCGATCGTGACCGCGACGTCCGTCAACTGGTTCCAGAGAACCTTGAGCTTCGCGGCGGTCGTCTCGTAACGGCGTTCAGCTTCTTCCGCCAGCGCAGTGTTCTCATCCCACGCGGTCGTCCCACGGTCCAACGCATCCGTGAGCAGGTCCCCGGCCGCGGTTGCGCGCAGCAACGTGTCCCGCACGCGGACGTTCTGGAAGCCGAGCGCCTCCAACGTCGCGTGGACGTTCCCGCCCGACTCCTGGATACGACGCAACCCGTCGATGAACGCCACCGCAGCGCCAGCGGCGTCCTCTTGGAACCCGCGGCGGAACGCTTCGACCGTCATCCCCGCGGTAAGCGCGAACACCTCCAGCCGCTCACCGCCAGCGATGACGGCCTTGTCCATCTCGAGGAACACACGCGAGAGCGCAGTACCGCCAGATTCGGCGGCGAGACCGACGGATGACAGCGCGGTCGCGAACCCGAGGATTTCCGCTTCGCTGAGCCCGATCTGGTTTCCTGCCGCGGCGATACGGAGCCCGAAGTCGACGATCTCGGCTTCGGTCGTCGCGAAGTTGTTGCCTAGGTCGACGATGACGGCGCCGAGCCGGTCGAAGTCTTGCTGCGAGAGTTGCGTGATGTTCGCGAAGCGTGCGAGCGCGGTCGCGGCGTCCTTCGCCGAGAGGTTCGTGGTGTTGCCCAGGTCGATCATCACTCGCGAGAACCCGAGGACGTTGTCCGTCGCGATACCGAGCTGACCCGCGGCTTCCGCTACCCCAGCGATCTCCTCCCGGCCCGCGGGGAGCTCGTTCGCCATATCGCGGATCCCTTGACGGATCGCGTCGAGCTGCTCCGGTGTCCCCTCCACCGTCTTACGCACACCCGCGAACGCCGACTCGAAATCAATCGCGGCCTTCGCCGCGAGGCCGAACCCGGCGAGGATCGCACCGCCGGCGATGATGGCGCCCTGCCCGAGCTGACGCATCGCTGCTTGCGAGCGGCGGTTGTCGCGCAGGACGTGGTCGCGGAACTGGACGGTGGACCGCGACGCCGCGGCCATCGCCGTCTGATATTCGGCGGTCTGCGCGCGGAGTTTGACCGCGATGGTCTTGTCAGCCATCGAACACCTGGTGCGCGACTCGTTCCATGTCGGACTCGAACTGGGCGCGTTGCGACTCGAAACCGACGAACACGAACGGCCGCGGCGCCATCTTCGCGGTGCCGTACTCGACGAAACGTGCGTAGTGGAGCGGCGCACCCCAGATCGTCTGGGCGCGCGGGCCGATGTCGGCTTGGAGTGCGCCCGGCCCAAGCGTTCCGCCGCGTGGGGTGGTCGCCTCGATCGCGTCTTGCAGAGCGCCGGTATCGACCGGGACGTGATGCCGTTGCGATTCGGCGACGTTCAGCGCGGTCCGGCGGATGACACCCGACGCACGCAACGGCGCGCTCACCGCCGCCCTCGTGAACGCGGAGATGACCTCTTCGTCGCCGGTGAGGGTGACGTCATAGGTGTCGGCCATCTAGGGCTCCCTCGCGACAGAGAAATAGAGCCCGGCACGGTCGCGGGACTCGGTGAACCGTTCCGACGCGAGTTCGCGGGCCTGACACGCGAAGCACCGCAACGGCGTCGCCTGCCAATCCCACTGCGTCGCCGTGTCGAACGACTCCGAACGCGGATGCGCGCAATGCGGGCACCGTTCGTTCTCTTCGGCTTGCCACGCGAGCGCGAACGTCCGGTCCTCTTCGAGCCATAACGGTTCGCCGACGGCGACGATCCGGCCTAGGAAGACGCTGCGAGGGAGTCCCCGTTGGCAGACGTAGTCGGCTTCACGGCGGAGGTCAGGGCTACGGCGGAGCGCCTCACGGATTTTGGGAGGTCACCCACCCCCAGATTCACCGCGAGGCACGTCTGCCACAGCACAAGCCACTGCCCGAACGACAGGCGCTCCACCAGTTCCGTGACCTGCTCGACCGTGACGCCTTCCGGTTCGATGAGCGACGCCGCGACCGCCGCGGGACCGAACGTCCGCGGGTTGTGGTCAGAGCCCAACTCCCGGTCCTCTTTCGTCGGGGGATGTTCCGCGAGGAGCGTCCCCCACCGGAGAGAACCGATCGCCTGGAACCGGAACTCGACTTCCGATTCGGCTGCACGCGTGCGCGCGTCAGCGAGCGCGGCTTCGAGTCCCGCGACGCGGCCGTCACTGAGCGTGTCGGACGCGTTCTGTGCGTCGCGAAGGTCTCGTTCGAGCCCGTCGATCGTTTCGCCGACCTCGCCGTCCAACACGACGGTGACCGCCCGGGTCGCGGGCTTCGCGCGTGCGAGCGCGTCCGCGAACTGCATCAGGTGACGACCGTGACCCGGTAGGCCGGCGCCGACGTGATCGCGAGCGGACACACCCACGACTGCTGCTCGTTCGCGGCAGAGTTCTGGATCTGCGGGTCGCCTGTCGCGGCGGGGAACACCGACACTTCGTCGCCTGCGGTGTCCGCGGACGCACCGAAATGGCCGACGACGAGGAACCCGGCGGTCCCGTAGGTGCCGAGCGTCGAGAACGGCGTGTCGGTCGTGTCGTCCATCTTGAAACGGACCTCGACATCAGCGCCGGTCGAGCCGGGGAGCTGCGCGTCGAACGTCTCGTCGATGGTTGCGGAGTCGACCCGGTTGAAACGCGAGTTCAGCCGGACACCGTCCTTCGTCACAAACGACGTGAGGTCCGTCCCTGCCGTGATCTCGGAGTCGGTCGGGGCGGTCTTGTCCGCGATGGTGGTCACCCACGTCACGGTGTATTGGCCTTCGAAGACCTGGGCTGCCATTGCTACTCCTCTGGGTTGTCAGCCGTGATGGCCGGGACCGGCTCGACAGCCGGGGGTCTGGTGCTCCTCACGCGCGGAGCGGGCGAGGAACGGATCCGCGTCCAGCCGCGCTGCTCGAGCTCGGCGGCGCGCTGTTCGGAGACGTGTAAGACGACGTCTCTGAGCGGATGGTGGACGGTGACTGTCATGGGGTGCTCCAGACCGTGTAGCGGTCAGGGACGGTAAACACGGGCGGTTGGTCGTCGTCGTCGCGTAGCGTCCCGCCGGCCGTGTCGGGGATCACGCGTTGGATGTTGCGGCCGGTGACAGTGAGTGCGGCCATCACCGCGCGTGCGGCGTCGGCGAGTCCTTCGGCTTGTTCGCGTGACCTGCCGACGCAGGTGACCTGGTAGACGAGCATCACGTCTTCGTCGGGGTCGGCGAGGTTCCCGTCGAACTGTCCGGGGAGCGGATAGACGACGTAGTACGGCGGGTCGGCGTCGGGGGCTTTCGCGTCGCCGACTGGCGGGCCGATCGTTTCGAGCGCGGCGATGACCGCGTTGGTGTGCGCGCGGACCGTCATCCCTGCTCGTCCTCTGCGACGAGCCGCCGGAACGGTGCGCCGGTCCCACCTTGGATCTCGGTGACACGCAGGGTCCGGCCGTCGAGGTACCCGTCGGCCGAGACGTCAACGGTGACTTCATGGTCGACACGCACCGCGGTGACGGTGTTGGGAAGCCCGACGTAGAACTGCCGGAACGTCAGCGGCTCCTCGGCCGCTTGGCGTACGCGGGCGTCGCGGCGGGGCACCGGGGTAATGACCGCTTTGCCGGTGTAGACGACCGTGCCGGGGACTTGTGGATGTTCGTAGGTCGTGTCGACGTAGGACCCGAGGGTGGGGGCTTCACGGATGGTGACGGCGTCCGCCATCCACCGTTCGGCGTGGCGTGCGAGCGCCGCCGTGTTGTGAGGGAACGGCATCGCGTGCCTCCGCGATCAACACGGCCATCGAGTCGTGGTCTCGGCGTGCGCTCCGGTACCGGCCGATCAACGTCCGGCTCGCACGCAACCGTTCGGCGTCGTGTGGGGCTGGCGGATGCGGGAGATGCCATAACGTCCCCGCACCCCGGAACGGGGGGCCGTAGAGGCAGGTGAGCGCCCAACCCCACGCGGTGTCCTCATGGCCCCAGCCGACGAACCGTGCGTCGAGCGGGCAGTCCTCGTACACCGACCGTGTCAACACGACGATCCCGCCGCCCGGCGTCGCGCGGAGCGGCTCACGGGCGGTCCGGCCGCCGATGTGTTCGCTGGCGGTGAGACGTCGGACCTCCCGGTGCGGCACTCCCCAGCACTCCCCGGCGTCGACCGCGTCGACCGTGTCGGCGATGGTGGGGCACCATGAGTCGGCGTCGCCGACGACGAGCAGGTCAGCGTCGGTTTTGCGGAGCCCGTCGGCGACCGCGGAGGCTTTCACCCACGGCCCCCGACAGGTCCCCACCCGGACCGGGATCCCGGCCGTCTCGTACAGCCCCGCGACCGTCTCGAAAGCACGTTCGCGTTCGGGGCCGTCCGGCTGGTAGGGGATGACCGCAGCGACGTTCACTCGTACCCGTACCTGGCGGCGAACTGGCGGACCGGGTGTTCCATCGGACCGAGACGCCCCCACCCGATACGCGGCCGGTCGTGATGCTGATTCACCGTGGTCCGCACCTGACCCAACGCCGGGCGGACCGCACGACCGACCCTCCGACCGACCTCATGCAACACGTCGCCGGTGACCTGCTCGACCTGCCACCGGAACTCCGCGCGGCGCTCAGCAGCAAGGTTCCACATCACGTACGCGACCGCGGACCGTTCCACCGGGTCGGCCAGCGAGCCGGTAAGGCGTTGCTGCCACCCGAGGTACGGTTCGTGGAGTTCGACGTTCACCATCGACGTGACCACGTCCAGGGGATGGCGGGTCTGGTGGAACACGAACCCGCCGTACCCGGCGAGTTCGGTAGTCGCGAGCCACGACGCATCCCCCACAAGCCCGTCGGCGCGGGTGCCTTGCGGGTTCCACCATTCCTCATGGCCACACCGGACCCCCGACGCGGTGAGGAGCTTCGAGATGTAGCCGGTCCCGGACCTGCCGGTCCCGACGATGACGAAGCGGGGTTCAGTAGCCATGCCCGACGCGGGTATGGCCGAGGTGCGTGATCCACGGCCCGTCCGATTTCGGCCCCCAATAGCCGGACCGGTACCCGGCGGCAGTCATCGTGTCCCCATACACCCGTTCCGAACTTGTGCCGTCCGGCCAAGGGTGAGCGAGGAGATACGCGCGTGTTGTGAGATGCGGGTTCGCGGTCCAGAACCGGTCGTGTTCAATCCACCGGTGGTGGCCGTCGGTGTGGTCTTCGTATTCGTGGGGGCGGCGTTCGATCACTCCGCCCGCTTCGATCTCTTTCGGCCAGACCGCGTTGCGGCGTAACGCCATCTGCGCGAGATGCTCGTTGCCGGTGAGGACGTGGGCGAGTGCGGAGAGGTCGACGGGACGGTCGAACCGGTAGTCGTCTTCGCACCAGAACACCCACGGCCGTTCCGCGCGGATGGCGTAGGACCGTGCGGCTTGCATCGCTGGCGCGTACCCCTGGCGGACCCCGTTGCCGTGAACGGCCCAGCCTTTGAAGGTGCGTTTCAGCCAGTGGAGGTAGCGGTCGTCGCCGGAGTCGTCGCAGATGATCCGCGCGCCCACCGGCAGGCCGGATACGTGTTCTTCGAGGGCCGGGATGGTTTCGGTGATGCAGTCGCGGCGGCCGTCGGTGGTGACGACGTAGGTGACCTGGTCGCGTTCGTCGAGCAGCGCGCGCATCCTCGGGGCGCTTTTGCGTGCGGACCCGTACCGGCGGAGCAGCGCGAGGTTCGCCCGATACAACGGCGAGTTCGTGTTGCGTTCCGGGGACGGCGGATGCCAGAGATGGTGGCAGTCGCCCTCCGCCCGGTAGATCGCCCCACACAACGCCGAATAGGCCGCCTGGAACGCGTCGTCTTCGGCGCCCCACCCGACGAACCGGTCGTCCATCCCCCCCAACGCGTCCCAATGCGCCCTCGGGACTGCGACGAGCGACGAGAAGTGCGCCTCCCCGCGGACCGTCACCGGCTTATCGACCGGGAGTTGGCCTTCCATCACCCGCCGCGAGTCATGCCGGTTCAACACAACCCACCGGTCGAACGGGAGGGTCATCTGCCCGGACGCCTTCACATGCTCGACCGCGCGGGCCAGCTGGCCCGCGAAGCAGACCGTGTCGGCGTCGGCGATGATGCCGATGTCCCAGTCGCCTTCCGCCGCGCGGTTGATCGCGGCGGAACGGTTGAACGGCCCCCGGTTGTGGTGCCCTTCGATGATCGGCCAGTCAGGGAACCGGTCCGTCCAGTAGTCACGCACCCAGGCCCACAGGCGGTCGCGTGGCCCGCCGTCGGCGCGCATGGGGACCATGAACCGGACGTTCATCGCGGCGCGTCGGTGCGTGTCGGACAGCCATCTCCCGGGAGGCCGTGAGCGCCGAAGACAAGAAGGTTCTGCCGGTACCACCAGCAGACGCGCCGGTCGTCCCAGATCCGGTCGCGCAGCACGCCGGTGCCGGGGTAGTCGTGGGCGGCGAACTTCTCGGCCCAGTATCCGGCGGGTTGTTCGTTGAGGTGGCCGGTGCCACCCTGGCCGGGCGTCGCGGCGGAGAACACGACGGTTGGCGCGAGGTCCACAAGCCATCCGACGAACACGTCAGCGACCTCGGCGGCGAGGTGCTCGGCGACTTCGAGAGAGACGGCGAGGTCGTAGGGGCCGAGCGTCGGGTAGGGCGGGCGGGCCAGATTGACGTGCAGCGCGGCGTCTGGATGCTGGTCGACTCCGGTCGCCTTGCAGGATTCGTTGAGTGCTCGGACGAGCCACCCTTCGCCACAGCCCACGTCGATGACCGACTTCGGGGCGAACGTCTCGACGAGGAGCGGGGCGAGCACCTGGGCGGAGGACCGCGCGCCGGCGCGGGTGGAGCGGTAGAACTGTTCGTCGTAAAGAGTCACTGGCGTGCGGTGCGTGCTCTCACGCGACCGCGGGTACCCGGTACCGGGCGAGCATCGCGTACGGGTCGAGGAGGCCGGGGCGGCCACCGCCGCGCGACTCGTACTCGACGCGCAGGTCCCCCCATTGTGAGGAACGGGCCTGCTGGTCTCCTTCTCCGGTGAGCGCGCGGGCGGCCAGTTCGAGCGTCGCGGCGCGGATATCGTGCGGGATCGTCGTATACCCGTGCGTGTAGGTCGCGACGACCGACGCGACTTTCGTTCCCCATGTGCCGTTGAGGCGGGTCACGATGCCCGACGGCCCGTCGAACGTGTAGTCGGCGTCGTCGATGAGGGTGCCGTCAACGACGATCGAGTCGATGGCGGTCACTGGCCGTTCGGGGAGCACAAGCGCCCAGGAGCCGGTCCCGTCGAGCGTGACCTCGTCGTCGGCGACTTCGGTGACGGTCTGTTCGAGGTACGCCTGGATAGCGCCGGTCGCGTGTTCGAGAGCCTGGTATGCCTGCCCGTCGTCGGTGAAGGTCGTGTAGGTGCGGAGGTCTTCGAGGCTCGCGAGCGTCATGCGGTCACCTGCCGTTCGCGTTGGGCGTCCCAGGTCTGCTCGGTCCAGAACATCGGCTTGTCATGCGAGCAACGCACACCCGTATGCGCGAACACCGGGACGTCCATCTCGTAGAGGCGAAGGAAAAACGACGTGTCCTCACCGAACGGTTCCGGCCGCGTCGGGTGCATCGTCTGCGTCCACCAGTGCAGCCCGTACTTCGCGTGCATCTCCTCCAACACGCTCCGGTGGATGAGCAGCATCCCCGCGCCGGATGTATGGACGCGGCACGCCTGGTCGCGCGGGTAGTCCTCGATGAACTTGAATCCGACGACTTCGCCGCCGTCGATGTCCCACACGCCGATGACCGGCACGCATCCGAACAGTTCGGCGTTGGTTTCCTCGTCGTACCCCTCGGTGCGATGCCCGAAGTAGAGGCCAGACACGACCGGCCGCTCGGCAGGGTCGGCGACGGAGAGGAGCTGGTGGAGCGCGGCGGCAGGGAAACCGATGTCGGCGTCAACGAACCACAACCACTCATGCGGCGACTGGAGGAACACTTGGGTGACGATGTTGCGGGCTTTCGCGATGCTGTTCGACCGTGCCCGCCGTTCTGAGACGCCGAAGAGGGCGCCGGTGCGTTGCACCTCGTAGTCGCGGCATCTGAGCACCGACGACATGAACGCCGCGGACACCTCACCGGGATGGAGGTAGCAGAGGACCACGGACGGCGGCCGGTCGCCGTTCCGCGCGGCTGCGCGACGGGCCGCGCGGTTCACCGGCTGCGCTTCACCCGCGGACCGACCGTCGTTTCGCCCGCTTGCGCGGTGACGGTCTCCAGTTCGGGTTTCGTGCGCTTCGGCCGCCGTCCGCGAAGCACACGTTCAATCTCGTTCTCGATGACGCTGATACGCGCAGGGCTGGGAGGTTGCCCGCCCGCCTTGTAGCGGCGTGCGGCTTCCAGTTCCGCGCGGAGCGCGTCGAGGGTGCGCTGTTCGATCTCTGTGGGTGTCGCCACGGGGCTACCTTTCAATCGGCGTATGACGCGACGTAGCGCGCCGCCGCACGTAGGAGTCGAGGGTCGTCGCGAAACTGGCCGAGGCCCGCGTTGCAGAGCCCACACAACAGACCCCGGTTGCATTGCCCGCATCGGCGGTCGCTGCCACCAGGGCAGCAGGCGTGATCGTGGTCAATGTGCCAACGCGTGACTGACTGCTTGCAGATGGCACAACGTCCCCGTTGCGCCGACACCATGGCGTCGAAGTCCTTGGGTGTAAGGCCTAGGCACTTCAGTAGATGGCGCCGACGGGTGGTCTTCTGACGACCATCCTGCTTGCGACCTTCTGCTGCGCAACGCTCATCGCACCACTTCGCGTCACGTCGTCGTCCGGTCAAGTCGGCACCGCACGCCACGCAGGCCTTAGTGGAGCGCGGTCGTTGGCGCCAATAGGACGCTCGCTGTTTGCAACTCGGCGAACACCACCGCTGGCGATGCTTCGACGGCGTGGCGATCCATGTTCCGCACATCTCACAGGGTCGTGGCTCGGGAGCGGGACCTGCCCGCCCCCGATGCCACTCCCTGAAGCAATGCCGGCACCATGCGCCGGTCTTGCGTTGACTCGGCATGAACTCGTCCGCCGCCTTGGTCTGACGGCAGCGCCCACACCGGTACGTCTCGCTCCTGACGGGGTTAGTCACCCCGTCAGTTTACCTCAAAAGGTCGGAACAGTCAGGCCGGAGCCCGTGACGAGTGTGATGCTCTTGGGTTGCCGTTCCGCGGTGAAGGCGAGGTAGCCGTACACCTGGAGCCTGACGGTGAGGGTGCCGGAACCGACCGACGGGAACACGCGGGTACGGATGCCCGACTCGTAGAGCACCGAGTCCGACGTCCGCATGATGATGATCGTGTCCTCGTTCGTCGACGCGCCGAGCGTCGTCGGGATCGACGGATCCGCGTACACGTTCACACCCTGGATCGACCCGACGAGCCCCTCGCTGACCACACCAGCGAACGAACCCGCGGCGTTCTGCGGGCCGTTCACCGCCGGCACGATCAGCGGACGGTTCGTGGTGTCCACCGCGGACAGCGCCCACGCCCAACGGCGAGGGTGCATGATGATCGCGGTCGGCGGCAGGAACCGGTTCGTGTGGATCTTCTGGATGCCGTCGGCGAGCTTCGCGTACAGCTCCGGCAGCGTCGGTGCGGTGTCCGTGTACGTCACGGTGTTCACACCATCCGCGAGACGGATCCCCTCGACCTCACCGGACGCGTCCGCGCCCGAGAGAACCTGGAGGTTCAACTTCGTCGCGTAGTCCGCCGTGAGGTCAGCGAAGATCACCTGGTCGAACGACAACGGTGACTGCTCCAGGAGCTGCACCGCGACGTCCTGCTGACCTGCGATGGTCTTCACACCGCACGTCACGACCGTGTCCGCCAGGTCCGTCTCGTCGACGGCCTCGTTGTCGCCCGTCTGGATCGCGGTCACGGTCCCGGTGTTGATCTTCGGGACGTTGATCGAGTCCGTGCCGGGGGGGAGCGGCATGTTCGTGACGAGGTTCGCGGTGACCCTGCCGGCGCGGGCGAGCGCCTCGAAGTCCTGCATCAACCAGAGCGGAGGCACGAAGTACCCGCCGGTCGTGTCGGTGCGGTTGAGGTCGCGGTGCTCGGCGAACGCCGGGTCGGTCTGCACTTCCATCGCGTGGCGGTCGAGACGGCCGCGCGCTTCCGCGTCGCCGTTCATCTGCGCCCTGTAGAGGTCCGCGAAGTACGAGCGGCGGTTGTCGCCCTTCTCGTACGCGCGGGCCTCGCTGGTCACACGCACTCGCGTTTCGGCGATCTGCGCGCGGCGGAACGCCGCCACGGATGCCTGCTCGCGGGTCTCTTCCTCGGACAGTTCCGCGACACGTTCGTCGCGGCCCTTGATCTCGTCGTCGAGTTCGGCGATCTTCGTGGTGAGGTCGCGGAACTCGGTGTCTTCGGTCTCCGTGAGGTCCTCGCGGCCCTCGTCTTCGGCGACCTGGACGATCGCGGCACGCTTCTCCACGAGAGCTTCGCGGGCCTTGCGTGCCTCTTCCTGCTTCGCGTTGAGGCGCGACAGCCGTTCGTTCATGGGAAACAGACCTCCCGGTCTTGTGGGGGGTGCCTGTTTCGGGTGGTGGTCAGCCCGTCTCGGGGGACTCCGGGCGCGCGCCGAGGCGCACGGTGGTGGTCAGCCGTTCGGGGGGGACTCCGGGCCGGTTAGGCGGTCAGCGCAAGCACGCGCTTGGCGCGCTTCACGCTGGTGGTACGTCCCTCCGGTCGGAGAGACGCGAGCAGCACATCGATCGCGGCGCGCGCTTCGTTGAGCGCAGCGACCGGATCGACGTCGGACAGGGCGCGCACCTCGACCAACGCCTTGTCGGCGTCGAGGTCGCGCAGGAGCGCAAGCGCGTCGGGCAGAGAACGGATGGTGGACGTGGTGAGCGGCTGCGCGCCGTGCGTCACGATCGACACGTCGCCACGATCGAGGGACACTTCGAGAAGCCGCCGTTCCGATTCGTCTTCCGTCCATTCCTGGCGGATCGTGCGGAACGCGAACGACATCTGCGTCAGGTCGCGGCGCGCCATCTTCGGGCGGATCCGCTGCACGTCGGGGTCGTCCGGGTTCAGCGTCGCCCGCGCGAACAGCCCCACGTCGTCGGCACGGAGTTCGAGTGTGCTCGACGTCGTCCGTGCGAGCGGGAGCCCTTCGTGGCCGATGAGGAGCGGGACGTCCGGGTCGAGCGACAAGGTCCGGTCGAACGCCTTCGGGTCCACGGTTTCGGTCCAGCCGAACATGTCGTACGGCTCGTCGAACAGCGACGCGTACCCCTCGAATGTCAGGTTCCCGCCGATCGCGCGAAGCTCGAACGGTTGCGTGCAGCCACGCCGCTCGGTGATTCCTGCGAGTCGTTCTGCACGGTTCATGTGGTGTCCTCGCCGTCGTCGTCGGGGGCTGGCCGCTCGTCGTCGATCGGAGCGAACTTCGCCGACATCCAGAACTTGTCTCCACCCTCGTAGGGGAGTTGGTCTTCGAGCGCGCGCCGTTCGTTCGGCGTCGCCTGCCCGGACTCGATCAGGAGCTTCCCGGCCTCAGCGCGGGTCTTGAGGTCGGAGCGGAGCAGCGCGCCGGTGTTCAGCTTCACGTAGGTGCCGCGCGGGAACAGCGCGGACAGCGCGACTTCGAGGCGTGTCAGCCATGGGTTGAGCGCGCGGTCGAGGAAAGCTTGCGCGCGTTGCTCGCGGTTCGCGTACGTGACCGATTCGCCGGTGGTCGCGATGCCGATCTCTTCGGGGGGGACCCCGAAAATCTCGGCGACGGCGAGCGCGTTTGCTTTCTGTGTTTCGAGGAACTGCGACTCTTCCGGGTTGATCTGCCACGGCGAGAGCTTGAGGCCCTTGCCGAGGACAGCGATTTCGCGGTTGCGGACCGCACGGTAGATGCGGTCTTTGATGAGTTTCGCGGTTGGTTCGTTGACTTCTTGGTCGGTTTCTGCGACGGCGGTGGGGTGCGCGCCGCCCTGGAAGAAGTCGACACCGAACTTCTCGGCGTCGAGGCCGAGGCCGATCGTCCGCGCGAAGTAGCCGATGGGGGACATGCCTTCCAGGTCGCCCGGATATTGGGGGCCGGGGAGATGCCAGATCGCGTCGGCTCCGAGGAGTTGGCCTTGGATGCGGAACTGTTTCGCGCCGCGGTCGTCTTTCTCGGGGTGGACCTGTTCGGGTGCGATCAGGTCGAGTTGGGAGGGGAAGCCGAGGCGGTCTTCAGACGCGATGAACGCGTACGCGTTGCCGTGCAGCAACAGCGATGCGATGACCTGCCACCGCCACTGGATCGAGTCGGCGTACGGGGACGGCTGACGCAGTTTCGTGGGGAGCGGGAGCGGCGTCGTGTCGGGGGCGAACAGGTCGACGGGGAGCGTGGAGATCGTGTCGGCGATGCGGCGCACACATGCCCAGACGGCCCAGTGGCGGAGCGCGGAGGTGGAGGTGAGCGGCAGGGTCCCGGCGCCGAGGGCGGCTTCGCTGTTGAGGGGGATGCGGTCGGGGTTCGTCCACGCGTCGATGAATGCGCCGCCGAGGTATGCGCGTTGTTCGAGTCGGCGGAGGAGGCTCACCGTTCACCGGCCAGGTAGCCGACGAGGAGGAGCGCGAGTCCGGCGGTGGCCCATCCGAGGGCAGGGTGCGCGATTGCGGCGCCGACGGTGAGTGCGGTCAGCCCCGCGATTTCGAGGAGCGTCGTGAGTGCTTGACGCATTGACGCTCCTTCACCAAACGTTCGCGGCAAGGTCAACGGGTTCGGTGATGCACGACAGCGCGACCGTGACCGCCATCAACGGCGAGATATCCACCCGAGACGACACCCGCGACCAACGCCACGAATCACCAACGACGCGGATCGCGGCGCCATACGCGGCGTCGTTCAACGGCCGCTGGTCAACATGGCGGAACGTCCCGTCCAGCACCTTCTCCTGGAGCCGCGCACACGCCTTCGGGACCTGACCGTCCGCCAACTCGAACACCTCAACGCCCGCGTCGGCGAGGTCGGGGATGAGGCCAGCGACGGGGCCTTTCGGGTCAACCGCGACCGGGACCTGCCACCGTCCATGCAACTCGACCGCACGGGCAACCACCCAGCCGGTGCCCGGATGCCGGTCCACCAACTCACCATGTGCGAGGCCGTCAGCCCGGTAGCCGGCGGCGGCGAACGACGAGAACGCCATATCCGGCGCGACATCAAGCGCGAGAGCGACAGTCCCCTCAACCTGCGACCCGACGTCGCCGCACGCGGCCCAGCGGCCCGGGCCGAACACCCCAGCCGAGAAATCCTCCTCCGAAGGAACCCCGAGCCGTTCCCGGGCAAACCCTTCCGGCGACAACGCCGACTGTTCGTTCTCGATGAACTCCTCGGTGATACGGATCCCGAGCGCCGGGTTCGCTTCCGCCCACGCATCCCGGTCGTTGATGTCGACGTCGGCTTCGTTGCCCCACTCCGCGTAGAACAGCCGGTCGTTCGACCCGTCGAGACCCTGCCGACGCTTCGCGTGCAGCACATGCGAATCGACATGCGGCGCCGACGACGTGTACCAGACCTGCGGGTTCGGCATCGCCGACAGCGCGGGGATCATCGCGTCGACCGCTTCGACCGGCAGCTGGTATGCCTCGTCGAGGACGATCAGGTCCCCGGAGAACCCTCGGGCTGCGCCACGCGACCGGGCAACGAACGTCAGCCGGGCACCGTTACGGAGCCCGATCTCTTCCGCGCCGGCTCCGGTCCATATATGGTCGACTTTGGAGAACAGGTCATCGGACGCGCGCACAAGGCGCTGCATCCGCAAGAAATGCTCGCGGGCGGTTTTGAACTGGTGCGCCGAATGCACCACCAGCTGCACGTCGTGGAGGAACAGCGCCGCGAGCTCCAGCGCTTCGAGGACCCCGCCTTTCCCGTTCTGGCGAGGAACGATGAGGAGACATTCGAATGCGGCCCACTGGCCGTCGTCGCGTTCCGCGAGCGCCTCGTCGAGCACCCACCGTTGCCACGGGTCGAGGAACAGGCCCGCGCCCTCAGCGAGTTCAGCTGCTTCCGCCCCCGCGCTCGAGGTTTTCAGTGGCGGTAGCCGCAGCAGCCTGGGCCGCTGCACGCCGAGCCGCGCGTCGGTGAGCAAGCTCGTCACTCTTCGACTCCCGCTTCGCCGCCGGGATCTTCGCGAGGTCGCCTAGGACGTGGCGGATCTGCGCTGCGTGTTGAGACTTCGCGCCCGGTGGCACGTCGTCCAGCGTCTTCACCAGCTCGGCGAGGAGCCCCTCGAGCGCACGGCGCTGGTCGCCGCACAACACCTCGTCGGCGAACTCACCAGGCTCGCGAGGTACGGAACCCATCGGACTTCCCCCTCGCCCCCGCCCCGTAGTTACACGACGCATGCTCCGCCGCTAACGGCGACGTCGGATCCCCATCACGCACATGACCCGCCGTCCACGGATCCCCCTCCACCGCCAACTCCCCACACCGCCAACACCGGGCCTCCGGGTCAGCGTTCGCCGCGTCGCGGACCTTCCGGGCCCGCACATGAAACGACCCCCGATGATGCACCCCCTTCACCACGCTCCGTCACCACCCCCCGGCGTCTATGCACTGGCCAGTGCATAACCGCCAACCCCCCGGCAGGAACCGTGAGTAGATACGAGGCAGCGCCTCTTCGTGTGTGTC